GACTGGACCGTCGGCATCTGCCTCCACGCACCAACCAGAGGCAACGTATCGCCCGGGGTAGCGTCGAAGAAGAAGTTAGCGACACCATTGGTGCCCGAAGAGACACCATTGATCGTTTCACTAACGATGGAAGGCAGGTAGTTGGATTCATAGACGTCAAAGCCGTATACATTGAAACGGTACTTGAAGCCAGAGGTCAAACCACTGCGAGTTACTGATTGCCAATCACCCATGGGAGTCATCAGGTTGGTAACGTTAGCTGATGTTTCCAAGGTGTAGGCGGTGGAGGGGTCGACAACCGCAACAAGATTCTTCGGCGAGATATTCGTCTTAGCAAGCGCATAGCGAGCCTTGGCGAAATCTTGGAAGGAAATTGCGGGGGTCGTGCCGCCAGCAACCCAACGGTGCGAAGCGCCGTTAATTGAGTTGAGCGACGAGGCAGTCTGTCCAGCATTAGCTACGGCCCAAACGCGGGTCTCGTAGTACTCCATGAGCGCCCGATGCTGACGCTGCGGGAAAGCAGCGATGATCTGGGGCGACAACCATGAATCTCTCTTGAACTTCTCAGTCATCGAGTTGGCAGAATAGACATAATCAGTGAAGTTGAACTGGAAGTTACCAGTATCCATCTGATTATACTTAAGCGCCTGACCCTCGTTGAAAGTGGCAACTTCAGCCTGACCCAAGATTGGGATGTTGAAGTTGAAACCGTCGGGGAAGTCGTTTAGAGTGCGGACGAACTGCATGGCATTTAAGTCATCCAAGAGTAGAGACGTGATATCCGAAGAGAATATCTGCGTCCTAATCATGTTTGACTGTGTGGCATCAGAAAAAGAAGCCATGTAGTCTCCTAAAAATTATCGAGTTGAACGAAGCTCTTGATACCTCTTCAGAAAATCTGGAGAGTCCATATCTTTGAGCCTTTGGACGGAAATGTCCTGTGAAAAATACTTCTTGGGCTCTTCTCTACGCATCTTCTCATAGAAGAGATAGTCACGTACACCATCTGTGTTGTTAGAACGGTCTGTTCTAAAGCTGGACCTCGGAAGGCCGGCTTCCTGTTGCGCAGGAGGTTGGCTATTAAGACCTAGAGCATTGAAGACCGCTTCCGGTGATTTCTTTGCCAAGAACTTAATGTCTTCGTTGGTGATTCCAAGAGTATTCATTTTATCTCGGAGAATAGCTTGAGCATTGTCGCCAAAGCGTTCTCTGAGTTTGTTTTCGACGGCGTCTAAATTAGCCTTCTCTCGCTTACGATTCTCAATATCGAGAACACGTTGTTCAATCAAAGTATCTAGTTTAGCTTCGTCTAAAACAGGCTGTTCAACATTACCGTTATTTTGGGTGCTACCGGAATTATTGTTGTCATTCCCAGACTTACTCTCCAATCGGGTCAGGAGGTCTTCGAATTTAGCCTGTGCGTCGGCATTAGCTTTTGCTTTGAGATAGTCTTCGCGTAGTTGATCAAACTCACGATTCTTGACTGTTATCATACGGTCAGCTTCTGCCTTTCCTCTGGCCATAGCTTTGTAGGCTTCCAATTCGGAGCCTCCAAACTTGGCTTTATCGAACTTGCCACCGGGTCCGGTGAGTTCAGCGAGGTAATCCTTGTTAGGGTCAATTTGGATAATTTCTTCGTTCTGGTCGTCGAAGATTGTCATTTTATATCAGTCCTTTTGGTCTAGATTGATTAGTTTGTGAATACGACGTAATGCCCTTCTAAAGCCATTTCTATCGGCTTGGAGAGCTGCCCAAGAAGGACTGTCGTATTGTTCCTCATTGGTTTCTTTCTGGTCTAGTTCTTCCTGCATTTCATTTACAATCGTCTTGAGACGATCAAGGATGCTGCGAGAAGAATAGATGTATGTGGAGAACCTCTTACGTTCCTCAGGGTCTTTAAGGTGTGAAGTCCAGTTTGCGACTAACGACATTACTGTCCTTGCGCCATTTGAAGCATTTGCTGATTACTTTGCATCTGTTGGTCTGGAGGTAGATCGTGATCTTCCCCTAACCCTGTTGCTGTACCAGCTTCCTGATGAACCTGTTCCTGCAAGGCTTGCATCTGACGTTGAGCATCAGCTCTCTCGGAGATAGCCACATTAGGAATTACGATGTTATACTCTTCAATGTCGAATATTTCTTCGTAGAGCTTAGCAAGGTTGACAGAAGAGAAATGTTGTTGAATGTAAGGCCAGATGGCTGTATTAGCTAGTCCGCTAATGTTCTGAATCAATTCAGCTTGTTCTGCGAAATGTCTTGAGCCAATAGCTTTAATCTTACCTACACCTGTAATGTCTTCTACAGTGAGATCTTCGAAAATCTGGATCTTGAATTCATCATCAATAACTGGAATGGCAGTCACACCAGACATGTTACGACGAGCAATCTCTAGCATAGCGTTTAGAATAGGCTCTAAGATGAACTCTTCGAACTGATTAATCTTGGATTGGAATATACGTGAAGCAGCATTCTCTAGGCGCTGGACTTCATATTTAGTCTTTTCACCGGGAGAGCGGAAGCCCATAGCTTCTTTAGGTGCTCCAGCCATTTCTTCCATTTTGTTCTGGAGGATTTCAATGTCTTGGACTAGTTGCTGAACTTGAATGTTAGGTTGCAGTAACTCAACATCACCTTCATCAGACACATAAATTTTCTCGGCAGGTTGCCAGATAAAGTCTTCTACGAAACCTTTGACCTTGATCACAGGGAAGGTAGAAAGATCCATTAGATCGGCTTTCTGATTCTCCATGTGGTCTATGCGGTATTGCATACCTAGGAGATTCTCCAGAGGACCCATACCCCAGATATTGTCTGGGCGTGTTCGCCATGGACAATGGAAGATTGGAGGGTATCCGAAGTAAGAAGGATTAGGTCTTTCGTCTAGGATCTTGTGTCGATCCACGAAAGTAACCATTACGTTCTCTTGGAATTCATCGTCATCCGCAGAATAGTAATCACCATAGAAGGTCAGAACCTCTACGGTGTTTGAAAGCAGATACTGTTGGAAAGAAGAAAATCCTTCGATCTGGTACATATTGTCTCTTTCGATCCAATCACCAGTCAAGGAACGCGCACGCATACGAATCTCTTTCACATATGCGTAGAGAGCTTCGTAACGTTCACGATTTTCATCATTAGTTAATTTATTCAGATACTTCTTCAGTTCACCTAGGCTCATCACAGAACGGACGAACTTGGGAGAATGAAGGAAGCTTTCTGCAGTGGGATTGCAGACTACATCTAGTGGGGAAAGATGACGTAGAGATGGACCTACATACCCTACTTGAGTCTTACCGGGCTGTTGTACACGTTCATCAGTCCACTCTACAGTGCCAATAGCATTGCCCTTGTAGACGAAATCAGAGACGATTTTGTAGAATTCTTTCTTGAAAGACTCTTGGGAAATCACCCAACCCATGTAACTTTCAATGGTATCTCTCTTCTCCACGGAGTTGGAGTCTTCATTGTCAGCCTGCCAGAAGATAGATTTCTGTTTGGGGAACATGGTCAAGATGTAGTTAGACAGAAGATTATCGGCAATCTGACATATCTTGGGGAGAGTAGTCTTATTCTTCCAAGGCAAAGAGGCGTTGGAAGTCATGGTAGTATCCGTAGCGAATACGTAACGAATCACTTCTTCCATGGAACGTTTCCAAGTGCTCCTCTGATTCTCCCATACCAGATACTGTCTGGCTAATTCAGAAGCTTTACGATCAGGGGAGATTACGTCTCCTACGAGTTCAAGGACTTTACCGGTCAAGCGACACCGCCCCAACGATTGTTATATGTGTAAACATTAGAATTTTCTTTTTGAATGCGTGTATAATTGATTGGAGCTACGGCATAGTCTATTGCAGAAGCTAGGGCGTCTTTGACGTCATCGTGTGCAGTGTTGACGTAAATTAATTCTTCTTCCAGAGTCTGACAATGACCTCCTACGTAATGCCATATTTGTCTGTTCTGATACCTAGGTTCTAGAGTAGCTAGGATGCGCTCCTCTTTGACACCTAATGATCTGGTAGGTCTATATTCATCTACAGATAGAGCTAATCCATATTTACGGATGTAGTTCTCTTTGAAGTCATTCACTAGGACAATTTGCCCTACGTTAACTTCAGCTCGTATCTTTCTGAATCCCCATTTCTCATGGAGTTTAATAATCCTACGGAAGTATTCTGAAGGGGTATCTGTTTTGAAACGATCTATCTCTAGGATATAGTAGTTTTTGTGTATATCTACGCCTATGACCACAATGGCTGTGAAGTCACTGTTCTTAGATGTAGTAAATGCGAAGTCTACCGCCGCAAAAAGATTCAGAGGTTCTCGTTGATAGTGCCATCTGTAGTTTTGCTTGGTAATGTATTTGGGGTCGTAGTATTGGAAATACTCTCTTTTAATCGGGGACGAATCGACGTCGTATGGATCGTTATAGTACTGCGCCCTGAAATGGGTTTGATTTGTATAGTCCGATCTCTTCGTCGCAAGTATTTCGGCGTTAAAGCCGTACCACTGTCCGTTAGGGGCTTGGGAACGGGGCCAGATGAACTCTCCCGTACCGTCTCCGACATTTTCGACTGGCCATTCTCTGAAATCATACAGCGATTCGTTCTTGACCAAGTTACCAGTTGAATCATATTGTCTTACCTCACGTGCTTGTAAAGTTCCATATAGATCTTCTGGGTGGTATCTTGTACCGACAACCCAAACACGGCTATTAGTTCCTCCGATGGAAGAAAGAGCACCGTATTGATCTAGGACTTTTTCTCTAGTTTCTTTTGTGTACGCATTGTTCCAGACAACGACATCATCCAGTACGTTAACGTCACTGTGCAAGCCAACGATATTCGTAGTAAGACCAGCGGTAAAAATAGAAGGATCTCTAATGTTTTCTTCTCTCCGTCTTGGGTGATCAACTGAGATCTCTCTTTCAGTCCACTTTTCCCTCTTGGACTCTTCTTTGATGACCATGTCTGGCCAATAGGTGGTGTAAATGTCACTGGTTAAGATATCTTTGATAAATTTCAATTGCTTAATAGCTAGATTACTTGTTGATGAAATATAAAGAAATCTTAACGCAGGATTCTTAGTTAGTTCCCAAGCCACACGATAAGCGATGAGGGCGCTCTTCATGTGATCTCGTGGAAGCAATAAAAGCTGATGAGACTTAGCATCTGTGCTAGTCCACCAGCTTATAATCTCTCTGTGAATTGAACCCAAAAACCGTCGTGGATGTACCAGCTTAATGAATTCTTCCAAGGAAGATTCAGCCAGTTTCCTGCGATCTTCTCGGGCAGATAAAATATCGGATTTGGGAGTTTTACTCAAAATAATTAATACTGGTCATAAAAAGCTTTGAAAGCTGCAGCAGAATTCGGCTTGTTGTCTAGAGGATAGAAAGGTGCAACACCGATTATATTGGTTGATCTTGACAGCGAATAGTTCAAGGTCGTAGGAGTAGAGTTGCTTTCAAAGTACCCATGAAACACGACGTTATTGGCTACAATCCAATTTAACATATTGGTGATATAGGTTGGATCATCAGCGCAATTATGGTTTACGTTCCCCGGTTGATAAATACATCCCCATTCAGGAATACAAATACCTTTGCTGTGGGACGCACCGAACGAAGCTAACCAAGCTAGTCCGTAAGGAGCTGTGGTGCCATCGTCTGTACTGGCGAGACTTCCTACAACATCCCGAGTCCAACGGATATCAGCGTTTACGCCGTCTGCTCCTTGTGTAGCAGCATGTTGTGAAGAATCATAAGCGTCTATTCCGATGTAATCGACGTAGGAATCACCGGGATAGCTTAATACCGGATCATAAGCTCCGACTCCGGGATTGATACACCAGCATATCTTGCAATTTGGAATTACTGCACGAAGCAGTCCGACAACTCGTCTAAATGCAGCTATATAATTTGCAGAAGAAGTAGAATCAGTGACCTGCCAAGGCCATGAAATCTGGAACTCCCATCCTAATCTAAATACAGGTGCAGTGAGACCTAACGCTAGAATGGCATTTGCCATCGCTGTGAAGCGAGAATCATGTGTACCAGCAGCAACGTCCGATAAGGCTTGACTTGCCGTATTGGTTGCCAGAGGAACTGACACTACGACGTTAGTTCGTCCCATACGTAGGTGTGATGCAATAGCTCCTCCGCTGCCACTGCTGACACTACCTACGGATGAAGAAAGATTCGCAAAATCAGCTTGGTCTACAAAGCCATGCCCCCATGGAACAACTTTGTTCAGCATGCGGTCCATGGTGAGGGTATCTTCGGCATTGACATTGCCGTAACCGTGATAAATAGCCAATGGAGCTAAACTGTTAGGCCATGGTCTAAGACCAAAATCTTTATAAGACCTTGTCGAGGTCAAGGGTAGCATTAGGCAGCTCGCCATCCTATGGCAGGTATCGCCGGATCAGCAGTAGTACCGGTGCAGATCGTG